GTATCTAGAAGCAAGTCTGTCATACAGGTTGTCTTCAATAGCTTCCTCAGTGATAGCAAAAGCGAGAGCAATTGTCTCGTTAGTGTATCTTGCTGTGAAAGTTTCTTGAGCTTGATCGTACTTAACACCAGAACCTTCCGGTTTTACTGATGCTTGTGCGAATCCTGATAACATAACTTCTTCTTCAAAAGCTCTGTCAGATGACTCAGTTGTATAAATCTCAGCTGACTGATTTTCATACTGTTTATATTCCAGACCGAATAAAGCATTCAAACCTGGCTCTAGTTCTTTGACTAGTTGATTACGTGATATTGCCATAGTTATTCCTCCTTATATTCCGGCTCTTTGGGTATTTTGACCGATCAAGATGTGTTCTCTAATCTGAACTCTAAGAGCAAAGCCCTCAACAGTTGTATCAGAGTGATCAGGATCTCTCGAAACCCCTAGGATAAACAATTGTGCTTGAGTGTTCGCAGTTGTAGCAGAAATCTTTGATTTCGACATATACAACGGTGAAGCTCCTGCCTCTAGCACTTGATCCGCACAGTGTCCAACCTCATTTTGGTTGAAAGCTGTATCAGCAGACATTACTTCGAACATCTGCATAGGATCATCATTTATGAAAGCAACAATATCCGTAGCAGTGTTAGCTGCTGGCGAATAGTTGCTCCACGTTGGTTTACTTGTTGTAGCGTCAGTATAAAATACTCCATTCAGGGTACCCAGATTATTTACATCTGTGTTTCCTGAAGCAAGCACAACTCCGTCTGCTGTTAATTGACACAAAGCTGCGTGTGAAATTAAAGCTGATGAAGCCGCAACACTGTACTCAGAAAGTCCAGTGCTGTTATAGTTCTGCGCTATCTTTTTAATGGGTCTAAAACCGAACCCAGTAGTTGACGCATTAGCCATGTTGTTTTCTCCTTATGTACCTGCCCTTGCGGGCCTCCAGTACGGTTAATGTCATTCGTTGGGTCGATTAGTTAAAATTCTAACTTTTCTTACCACCGAAGGTCGTACGAGATTGTCTATCAATATTGATAGGCATTCCCTTATGCTGTTCCTTCATAAGATCGTTGTCTATTGCCGTCTGTTGATCTTGCGCTTGTTGTGCAAAATACTCTTGTCTGGCTTTTGCGATCTCTTCCGGTACCCTAGTCAGCACTAGGCCTCCGTGCCCGATAACCCCTGCGTATTTGCCGTCTGCGATTGCTGGAAAGTCCTCATTAGGATATTCGTCGGCTCTTACTAACTCATACCCGGACCTTAAGCGTCCTTGTATGTTTTTCGTGTCAACAAATCCCAAGACTTCTATCCTGACCCATCTGTGTCTGAATCCGTCTGGCGCGTTGGGCGTATCTAAGTACGATGGTGGAGCCCAAACTTTTGGTTGCACTTTTGGTGCTACCGTTTTTGATTGTGATTTTACTTTTGTAGAATCACTTTTAGTTTGACTCGCACGAGTTGGTTTTTTATTTTCCATATGCCTATACCTCCTTCGTGTTCATAAGTTGTTTCGCATACTCTTCTAGTGGCACACCTAATTTTTTCGCTATCGCGACTTGAGAAGATGTGAGTCTCACTTCTTTGCGACCAGTCTTTGTACTACGCGTTGCAGAGGCAACGTTCTGTGTAGGTTTACTAGTCTGTTTTTCTTCTACAGGTTTATCAAATTTATGCGGGAATTCAAGTCTTATTCTCTTGTCAACCTCTGCATAATATTCGTCAGATTGTGGGTCCATACCCTCTTCCTCTGTTAACTTCCTATGTAGATCGAATGCTGTGTAAGTCATGGCATTATCTGTGCCAAACCACTCATTTTTATCTGCCCAAGCCTCTGCTTTAGGGTCTCGAACAGGTTGCTGTTGTTGTCTTACTTGTTGTTGTTGAACAGGTCTTTCTTTAGCTGCTGTCTCTTCCATTTGATGTTGAGTTTTTATTTCAGCTAATTTACCTTGTTCATAACCTAACTGAGAAATAGCCGTTAAGGCTTCTACCTCAGCTTTAGAGTCTTCGTTAGTTCTTGCTGCTGCAAGTTTTGCTTGCGCTGCTGCTAACTGTCCAGATATTCTATTTTCCATTTCTGTAGCATAGTTTTTATCTAAAGATGTAGACTTAGCTTCAAACTGGTCTCTTTCTGTTTTAACTCTTTGTGCAAAAGCAATGGCTTCTTCTTTTTGCCTTTCTGCTTCACGCATTTTTTTAGTAAGTTTAGCTATTCTTTTCTTAACTCCTTCAGAATATTCTTCAACTTGCTTTTGGTTATCTGGTTGTTTATCACTCCCTTTTTCATCAACTTTCTGTTCAACCTTTCCGCCTTCGTCCTTTTCATCTCGAACATCAGACTGCTCGCTAGGTTTCTCAGATGTATCAGTGGGCTGATCATCGTATTTAATAATTGCTTCATCTTTTTTTACCTCGTTCTCGTATGTTTTATCTGCTTCGTTCTCTTTTTCTGGTAGCTGTACGCTTGCACCCGGTCCGGATGTATCTAAATCGACCATAGGCTCCTTAGATAGTTTTTCTTCTTCTGGCATAGTTTTTCTCCTTTTCTATGTTAAAATTCGTGGAATATATCTTCGGGGTTTTCCACGGTCGCTAAAACTTCATCATCATTAAGAAGTCTTATCTCACCCCCATCTATTTTAATTCGTGATCCTGCATATCTTGCAAAGATAATCCAATCACCTTTCTTGCACCAGGGACCTTCTGGATATCTTTCTTTATCATAACAGTGTGGGCCCATATCTAAAACTAATCCACAAGTTGATGCTACTTGTGAACGTTCTACTGTTTCGTCTGCTAATAATATACCACCTTTAGTTTTTTCTTTTTGTTTAAAAGGTAAAACTAAAATTCTCCAACCTGTTGGACTGGGAAGTTTTGATGATTCGTTAATTTCTTTTTTCTTAGTTGGTTTTACGCCTACTAATTCTTTATTGGGTAACTCAATTGTTGGTTTTTGAGTTGAGGTTGATAACGGTTCCGTCTTTGTCATTTTGCTCCTTTTTGTTTAGCAGGCTGGATATTTCCTGACTTAAATATTGATACGTTCGTATCTGACCTAACATATACTGATATTTTTCCATATTGTCAACAGCACCAGATGCCATTGCAGAAACAATATCATCATGTCTCATCTTTATTATTTTTCTTACTTTATCTATAAATGTCATTTCATCCATTATTTCTTTTTCCTTTTCTTTATTATTTTGCTACCATATTTTTTACTCCACTTTTTTGCAATGGTAGGTTTTTTTGCAAATAAGTATTTTCTTTGTTTTTCAGATCTAAAGGGCACTTCTTGGCTCCCTAAAATCTTCAATTGCTTTTAACTTTTCTTGTGCATCTGCAATTTTTTGAAACAGCTTATCTATCTCATCTATGTGTTGAGGATGCTCTCCAATACCCACAGAATTCTCTAAATATATTTTAATAGTAGCGTCTGCTTCTGAAATTTGTGCTGTATATCTATCTTCTAGTGCATCTAATATTGCATTCTTCATTTAACATTTCCATCGTTTACGTGCCTGTCTTAGTCTAGAATTAGGATCTTTTGCAGCCTTTGGAAATTGTTTCATTTGGCCTGCGCTTCTCGCACAGTACGACTTACGTCGATTTGCAGCTTTTGATCCTGGTTTAACTTTTCCAGTCACGGCTGTTTTTAATTTTGAACCGGGATTTTTTCTTCTATAGGCAGCGACACCGGCTCGTGTCATACCTGCTCCAGACTTCGTAGGTCTGAAGTTCTTTTTGTTTCTTGCAGGCATGTTGTCCTGTTTTCTCATGACTATTTTTTAGCAGTCTTCGCAGATCTTTTCAATGCCTTATCAGTCACAGTTCCTTTACCGGGTTTGCTAGTGCCTCTTTTTTTGGCTCTGTTCATGTAATAATACAAACCTTTCTTGACTCTACGTCCGTCTTTAGTTGTATGGTAAGCACTAGATGCCTTACCACCTTTTTTGTAACCCATTATTTTTTTGGCTACGTCAGGTCTTTCTGCGGCTAATTTATTCATACCTTTTGAAGGGTATTTTTTATTTCCGTTATCACTTCTCATGTTTCTCCTTTTAACTTTCGTCTAAAACTAATTTACAGTCGGTGCAATATTTAACAGTTTTAGAAATCCTGTTTGCATGTTCGCAGATTTCTTTTACTTCAACTTTGCATCTACAAAATCTTCCAAAAATTTTTTCAATAATTTTTTTAATCATTATCTATTTATTTTTCCTGATTTTTTAGCTTTGCTTCCGAATTTTCCGTAAGACTCATCTCTAGAAGCTTTTAATTGCTTCTTAGTTCTTTTCTTACGAATTCTCATAGCAATAGATTCATCTTTTCTATCTTTGTAGCCTTGTTTCTTTTTCTTAACACGACCACCTTTTTTGTACATAGCACCACCTTCCATGCCCATGTCCGATGGATAATAACCAGATCTCATATCTCGTCTCATCATTCCACCGCCCATAGCTTTTACTCTACCTCTAGGTTCTGCTACTTGTTTGTTAAATCTTGGGTTTGCCATTTTATTTTCCTCCTTTATAAGCTCTTCCGAAACCACGTTTTGCGGCTCCTGTTTTTTTAAATCCTGACTTGGTTGCACGTCCGCCTTTTTTAGCTGCAAAATCTCCGTAAGCTAATCCAGACATCGAACCTTGATATGGATTTTTTATTTTAGGGACTCTTAACTGAGGAGGTAATGCTCCTCTCTCCATTTGTTTTTGTGCTGCAAAAGTCCCAAACCTTCCTTTAGTATATGGTTTACCATCTCTATAAATATATTTATCTCCAACAAAAGCTGTCTTTGGATTTCCAACACCGGTGTTGCCACCTTTAATTGTGTAAACTTCACCTTTGTCAGTTACTCTTTTAGATAATGGATTTTTCTTGGGTCTAGCAGGCATGCTATCCATAATAGTTTTAGGAGTGCTTACAACTGTTTCTTTAAACTCTATATCGTTTTTTGGCATACTGTATGCTGCATCTGAAGTAAATTTAGCTTTATCACTTCCAGACACACCTGTTCCTTTGCCTCTGTTAGCTAAAGCTAAACCAGTTCCAAGTAGTGCTAAAGCACCAAGAATTTTTTTATTTCTTCTTCTAGATTTTTTGCTCATTATTTTTTACCATTCCTAAATATTTGTGTTCCCTTTATACCAAAAATACTACCAACTACAAGGATCCAAAGTGAAGTGAACCATGTCGGCAACGCCGCGAAATGCTCAAAAAAGATCTTAATCTTATCAAGAGCCACCGGATCATTGCTGAAGACCCCATATGCAAGCACAATTATGGGCGCGCTTAATATCACAAGAACGAACTCGTCCTTGTAGTCGTTTTGACGGGCTTCTAGAAGTTTACCTTGGTAAGCTTCCTCACCTCGAGCTTGTCTTTCCGCATGCAATAGCTGTGCGTCCGACATAGCGACTTTTGCCTTCTGCTTATTAGCATAAATTTTACTACCAGCAGAGACGGCTAATTTAATTGCCGATAACCACATACTAGTACCACTTAACTGTAGATTTTTTAGAAGCTAACATTCTTCTTTGGCCACCAACTTTATTTACAGTTGGCTCACCTTGAGGAATTTTAACTTCAACTTCTTGTGCATAACCATCCGCATTTACAGAAAGAGTATTGTTAGCATCTGCTTTTGGTGTATCAGATACAACTTTCCCAATGTAATTTGGATTGTTTTTTGTAAAGAATGTTTTTCCTTTTCCCATAGTTTTTCTCCTTTTAGTTTCTTATACTATCTTTTAGGACCTTTCAAGATCCTAACATCAGTTTGTTTCATCATGTCATTGACCATTTTTGCGTCAATACCCATTTGTGTTTTAGTTAGCGAGGTATCAGCTCTTAATTCAGCTAATTCTTCGTTTTGTTGCAGCTTTTCATCAAACTGTTGTTGACCCATTAATTGTTTGGATTTATCTAAATTAATCTTTTCTTGGTCTTGTTCACGTTTGACAGTGTCGTCCATAGCTCTTAAATCTAGTTCTCTTGCTTTTAATTTAGCAATTGGGTCGCCATTAAACTCACCCATAATTTTATTTTCTTCATTTTTAAATTCTTCAGTCATTTCTGCAATTAATTTAGCTTTTCTAGATTCTAAATTCATTGACATCTGCATAATCTGCTGTTGATACTGCGGATCTTGCTGTAACATTGGATTTTGTTGCACCATTTGTTGCATTTGCATCAATTGTGCGATCTCATCTCTAAATTCTACCTCTAATTGCTCTTGTGCCATCAAAGAAATGTGTTCAAAAATGTTTTTTTCTAGTGCAGCCATTACAACAGGGCTATTTCGAGCCATATTTGTTGCCATAAAGTTTAAATGAGTTGTAATATGCGCTTGATGGTCTTGTCCTTTGAATGCTTGGAACGGTTTATTGCTCATTGCAAGAATATTTTCTGTTGCAGGGTCCATTGGTTGTGGTTGTTGCGGTGGTGGTAAAATTTTATCGATATTTTTTACACCAATCGCTGTGTACATTGCATGAAACGCTTCATATAAGTTATGCAATTGCGGATTTGACATTGCAAGTTGTAATTCTGTTTGTGCTAAACTAATTCTTTGTGATTGAGAAAATATATTTGGATCTGCAATTGGAATAATATCTACTTTATCATCAAAATCTGTAACTTTAATATTTCTTTGTCCACCTACAACGTCGTATGGATACTCAGCTGGTAGATAAGTTTTAAAAACTCCAGCCAATAAACTAAATTCATTCTTCATCGCCACATACAATCTCTTGTGTATGGCTGACATGACTCTGGAACCACGTTCTAAGAGAGCTATGGTCGTCCCAACAGCTGCTTGTTGGTTGCCGTCACCGACCTGCATGTCAGCTATGGCGGCAAATCTTTGCCCTGCCTGTACCACTATCCCCATTAACTGTAATAAAGTTGGTGAGGGTTCTTTAAATGGTAAAGGCATAAATGCATCTTTGATACTTCCTCCAGGTGCATCTACATCTCTGAATTCTCCAGGTTGAATCGCTTGTGCTTCGTCTCTAACTCTGATTCCACGTTGTTTAAATCCTGCCGGTAAATTACTTAAAGTTCCTGCGTCTAACAATTGACGTAATGCAGTAGTTGCCGTTCTAGACAAACCACCGATCATATGAATTAATCCAAAACCATAAAAACCCATTCCAGGTAAAAATTTAAAATGAACAAAATAATCTATTTTAAGTTTTTGTGGATTGTCTGCTTGATAGTTTCTTCTAATTGATAATATGTTTCTTCCGCCCATTTCAAGAGTTACAATGTATGGAAGTTTAATTCCTGTTGGTTCTCCTGATGAGTCTTTGTCTTCAAAACCTTCTAAATCTAAATCTGTATGAACTTCTAATACAGTATAAATATCTTCGTCTCTAGTTTTTTTAATTCCTTCTAGTTCTCTTTCTTTTTTCTCTACTTCTGTTTCTTGATTGTAACCAGGTGTTAGTTCAATGTCTTTATAAAAACCTGAAACTTGTTTTTTTCTTAAATCATTTTCAGACATTTTAATTACATGCACTACTGCTTCAGCATCTTCTAGTGAAGTTGCAGTGTATGGAACAACTAAGTCATCCGCTGGTACAAACTTGGATACAGCTCTGCCTAAAAGTTCGTCATAGTAGACTTTCTTAAAAGCAGAGCCACTAAGAGGGAGATAAAAAAGCATTTGATCGAACTCGGGTTCATACTCTTTCATCACATCCATGAGCTGATAGTTCATGAATTCTTTAACTCTGTTTGATTGCTCTTCTCGAGCTCTATCTGCAAGTCCAACTATTTGTGTGTGTACTGGACCGTTTGCAGGTAATAATTCTTTGTAAGCTTGTGCTTGAAATTGTGTAACTGCTTCTGCTAACACTGGGTGTGTTGCACCAGAAGCTCCTTGAAATGGTTGAGTTGGATTTTCATATTTAAATCCTAAAAGATCTAAACCTTTTGTGTAAGTATCTTCCCAAGATTTTCTAGAAGATTTGTATTGTTCGAAATTTGCTGCAAGTTCTGATCCTAGTCTACCTAACACATCTTCAGGTAATAATTCTGCTAAATTATCAAAATGTGATTCTGTTCCAGGTTGATTAACTGCTTCTGGATCAAAATTAATTGTAGCACCTCCGTCTTCTTCCTGAGTTATTTGTACATCATCTGGTCCAACTTGTTCTTCAACAGTTGTTTGTTGAGCTTCAACAATTTCCTCTTCGCCAGGTACTTTAATTTCAGTATTTACGTTTGGTAATGGTTTGTCTATTTCTGCCATTTATATTCTCCGAGTTCTCTATTGTTTTAACTTGTTTTGTGGGAACATTCAACCCTTGTGAGTCCGGTCCTTTTAAAGGCGGGATCTCCTTCCATTTAACGTGTTGCATATTTGCAACAAGAGTTTTATTCTTCACTAAACATACCTCTTTTGTTTCTGTAATCGTCAAATGTTTCATATCCACTAATACCTAGTGATAACGCTAATCCAGGTAATCCGAATCTTCGAGATACAGTTTTTAAAACATTTGGACTAATTCCAAGTCTCATTGTTTTTGCAATCTGAGGACTTAATCCTTTGGTAGCAAATTTATCTATAGGGCCTACAAATGCAGCTCCTAAATAATTCATTGGATTAGTTGCAATCTCTCCTAACGAATCTCCTTGTTGAACTTGACCAGCTAAAAATAATGGTTCAGTTGCAAGTAGACCAGCTGGAGTTCCAAGAGCTCCTAAGCCTCTTCCTAAAGTTTTTAATGCTGTCTTTGTAATTCCTGACGGTGTTTTTCCAAACCTTGCTGATCTAGCGGCTTCAATTGTTGAAGGAGCAGTAACAGCAGTTCCTGCTACAGCTGCGCCACCTAGTACAGGTAATTGATAATCTAATATGGCAGGTCTTTCTTCAGGTGTATCATCTAACGATCCTGTTACCATGTCAACCAACATATTTTTTTGTTGATCTTCATTTGATAAATAAGTTGATGGATCGTCGTTCATAAATTTTTTAACAAGACCCGCACCGGCTGCACCTGCTGCTGCAATCGCACCAAACTTACCAGTTTTTCTCAACAACGGACTTTGTAAAAAATTTGTTGCTGTATTTTTCATTTTACTTAACACAGGAGTTTCAGCATCCATGTTAGCAATTTTTTGAGTGTTTCCTATTGGGTCGTTATCGAATCTTTCTATACAACTTTCAACTGTTCCACCATTCGCTTTTGTTAATCCACAAATTTTTGCAAAAGATTTAGTTCCCGGTCTAAGTTTAGAAATAAATACTCTTAATTCTTCAATTTGTTTTGGTTTATATTTTTGAATAATATCTCTAGCTTCTTCAGTTTGAGATATAAGATATTTTTTAGGGTCCATAGAACCTGCGCCTTCTATTTGTCCTCCTATACTTATTTTAGCTTTTAAAGCTTCTAGTTCAGGCACTCTTGAAAAATCTCCAGTAGCTCTAATTTGTGCATCAACTGTTTCAGCAAGTTTATTTACATCTCTTCTTAACAACATTAAATTTTTTGGATTTATAGGATCTCCTCCTGCTTTCAAAGGATTAAGGTGATGTTTTTCAATTGCATTTTGAGCAGCTACAAGACCTTTGTCTTTATAAATATATTGTAATAAATTACTTAATGTAACTCTGCTGTTATCAAATCCTTCTGGCAATAAAGTTAACAAAGATTTACTCGCTGCATCGGTTCGTGATATTAAAGGTACTTTTGCAATATCTGCAATGTCTACAAGTTTTTGAACTTCTTTAAATTTAGGGTGTGATGTAATTAATTTAGCTCCTCGAGGTGCTACGTTTTCATTTGCATAATAATTAGTTCCTCTGTCCTTTACTCCAATAACTCTATTAGTTTCTTTATTTAAAATAGGTTTATAGTTGGGGTCGCCATGTATATCTCCTGCTCTATCCATTTGAGTAATCATCCAACCACCTGGAGACAATGTTTGAAAACCATAACGATAAGGTTTAGTTTCATTTACTTTAGTAATAATTCTTTGTATTAAAGCATTTTGTCCTTTATATGGAAGACCGTATTTAAACATTTTAAAATCCCATTGGTCTGCTGGAATTTCTGTAAAAGTATTTATGACCTCTCTTTGTTTTGCTACAGGAAGTGGTTTAAATTTTCTAAACTTAAACCCTCTAGCTATAAAATCTTTTACGTTAGCGTTTTTATTTTTGCCTTCAATAGTTTTAGAATCATAACCATGTTTACTTAAATCAAAATCTGCATCAGGAAATGCCTTTAATACTTTTGCTTTAGCGCCATCGGATAACGCAGTAAAGAAAGTTCTTTTTTTAATTGGTAATCCGGCACTCAATAGTCCTCTAATACTTTTTTGTTGTTTTTCAGTTAGTTCTCTAAAATTTTTTGAACGTTTGGTTTGAGCCGCTTTGTTTAAAGCAGCCTCTGAATATTTAAATTTAGTTTTAATGTTGTTAGCAAATTTTTTGATATTAGTATCTGAAGTGTTACCAAATCTATATTGGTCTCCTATCATCGTAACTTTGATGCCAGACTTTTTTAAATTTTCTAAAAATCTTTCTTTGTTACTATTTAATTTAGTAGCTAGACTATCTCTTTTTATATTTAATTTTTCAGCTAAATTGTTAAAATTTATTGTCTTAGCTTTAATTGCTGCTCTTTTTTCTTTAGTTACTGTTGCAGGTCCATCAACAGGCTTTATACCCGTTCTAAAAGCTTCTCTTAATAACTTTTTATCTTCAGAATAAAGTTCATCATAATCTACACCAGGATAATATTTTCTAAACCATGTTTTAAAAGCTTCTGATTCTTTTGCAAAAGTATAAGTTTTAGGAGCAGTTGTAATTGGCATTAGACCTCCAGGATCTTAGCTAATCCGCCTTTTGCAAAATCTTGTACTTCATCGACAAACCGTGCAGTGAACCTATCAAATCTTGGGTTGTCAGGTTTTAATCCTGCAGCATCTTCTACGTTATTTAAAACTCTATTTGTAAATATTAAAATTTCTTCAGAGCTAGCTCCTGGTGGAAGCGCTTCTAAAATTCTTGGACCAAAATACTTTTCAACTAAAACTAATGGATCTCCTATAGCACCACCGCCACCTTCTGTAATGTATTTTACATCTTCTGCAGATATAATATTGTTTAAATTTGTTTTACCAAATGCAGCTGTGCCAAAATCTGTTTCATCTTTTTTTAATGCTTCAACTAAAAATTCTCGGGCAACACCACGTTTAACTGGTGCGTCGGGCATATTAATTATTGCCGCTCTTGCATCCGCAGCTTCACTTGCTGCATTTAATCTATCAACTTCTTTTTGTAATTTAGCTGCTCCTGCTTCATCTCCTTGAGCTCTTACAAAATCTATAAAATCCATACCACCCTTATTTTGCATAGTCATAACGTCTTCAACGTTCATAATTCCACCAGCTGCAATATCATCTGGTCCGCCACGCGAACCTGGAGGTGGTAAATCTATATTTTCTCTGGTTAAATAAGATGGAAATGCAGGGGACTCATCTGGTCCGCCACGCGAACCTGAAGGTGGTAAGTCTTCAAATGCAGATAGTTCTTCTATCTCATCACGAGTCATTAATCTTTTGTCACCAGATGCTTCCATCTCTTCAAATTTTCCTCGTAAAAATTTTTCTCTATTTACTTCTCCGGGTTGAGGATCTAGTTTACCTGCTTTGTATTGAGCAAACATTTCATCTGTGTAGGCTTTGTCGTCTGCTAAAATTCTTTGTGCATCTTTGATAGTTCCGTCAAAATCATAAGCTTCTAATCTATCTCCCATTTGTGCTTCAAAGTCAGCAAGTTCAATATCATCCATTTGTCTATTTCCTGCTCTTAACGAACCTAGACCTTCTTGTGTTAGGTCCCTGGTCCCTGTTCCAAGATCAGTGATGTTTGGAATTTGCTTAGGATTGAATACGTCATCAATCTTTGTCATATTAGAAAGTAATTTGTTTGCTTGAACGTCGTTAAGTTTACCAGCTGTTAAGTAGCCGATAGAACTTTCTAACTCTTCTAAAATTTTATTTTTACCTAGAACACCTATAGCTTCTATATTGATGTCTGAGTCTATGAATCCTTCTGGAGTTTTCCCTTTACCTAAGAAAGTAATGTTGGACCGGGAACCAAGGACATTGTTCATGTTGCCGCCTAGCTTATTAAATAAATCTAAAATTGCTTTTCCAGCTTTTGGTAATACTTGTTTAACCATAATACTTTACTTGTCCCCGTACAATTGGCTCTTCTTTGTAATCTTCTGGGTGTCGAACCAAACCACCCTGTCTAATTCTCATAATGGCCTGTGTCGTACTATCCACATAGTCATCATGCTCTCCGAATGGGAATGATGCACATTCTTCTACTACTTCCTGAGCAAAATGCTCGTGCATAGGCGCCCATATTTTTCCGCTTTCAAATAGCGGAGCAACGGAGTTTACTCTTGTGTGTTTATCATTTCCTTTTGAGGGTGTAAAGTTAATAACTGGGATATCCATTTGCCTTAGCTCATGAGTCAGAGGTAGCCCTGAAGCTTTCGCCTCGATTATAACCATATCAGGCTTCCAATCTAAATACTCTTCATAAGCCACGCGTCGAAGTTCGGGAAACTCATACCTATCTTTAAAGGCGTCTAGTAGTATTATATTTTGTCCATTGTCCTCGGTGGTAAAAACTCCCCACAAGGTTATCGCACTAAAGTCGGCGGTGGTTGATTTTGTAAATGCTGTATCAAGAGACATAACCATATACTCTATAGGAGGTGGATATTTTTTAGTCCAATCTTGCCACCACTCTCGTTTTAATATAGCTCCTTCTTCTGCAGTTGGCATTTGCATATATTGAGCTAGCCAGTTACTAACGGGTATAGATGCTTTAGTCTTAAGTAGTTCTTGCGCAGTCCAGTATTCGGGCCACACGGGTTTTCCATCAGGGAGCAGGGCTGGTAATTCAACAACCTCCCACTGATCAGATCCTTCTTCAGATTGTGCTTTTAATAATTGACCAGTTATGTCTTTAGTAGACCAACGAGTCATTACAATTACAATAGAACCGCCAGGTTGCAAACGCTGACGTGGACCAGCCGTGTACCAGTTTAATGCTTTCTCAAAAGCTTTACCATCTGCACGAACATCTTGTTCTTTGTGTGGATCATCAATAATTAATAGATCAGCACCACGACCTGTTATTGCTCCACCGACACCAGCTGCAAAGTATTCACCACCTTGTTCGGTTTTCCATTTCCCTGCTGCCTGACTATCTTCTTGAAGTCTAGTGGTAAACAGTTCTTGGTAATTTCTATCATCAACTAAATTTTTAGTTTTACGTCCAAAGTCAATGGCGAGATCGGCTGTGTGGGTTGCTTGAATTATTTTTAATTTTGGATTTTTTCCAATCATCCATGCCGGGAGTAAGTATGAGGCAAACTCCGACTTTGTATGTCTTGGCGGCATGTTAATGATTAGTCGTTTAATTTTCCCCGATGCGAGGTCATTAAATTTTTTATTAATAACTTTATGGTGAGATCCCTCTATAAACTCAGGCCAAACGTATTTTACAAAACTTAAAAAATTTTTTGTAATATTTGGACGAGCTTCATCCAATGCTACGCTCTTTTCAAGTTCTAATAATTCAGCACTTTCTTCTGGGGTCAAACCCTTAAATTTTTTTTCTAATATTTTTTTATCTTGCATATCAACAATATGTTTTCAAAAGTTATACCTTAACCGTATGAATTAAGCAATAAAGGGTAGACTTAGGATCCCTTTTTGTTTTAGGGGGTATTGGGTTTTTGTTTTGCAATTTTGGGTGGGCCCGCCCGTGGTACCTCTATGGAGTGTGTGGGGTGGGCCCGCCCAGAATTTGCCTGCGACATTATGCGTAGGATTATGTGGGATATAACTATTGACAGCTATATGTGGTGTATGTGTTTATTGCATAGGTTAATTATTCATTTATTCCTCTTATTATTTTTCTTGTTGCTTGATATGATTCTCTTTGTGGGCGACCATTGTCATCATTATAAGTATATCGCCAACTATCGTACTTTTCTGTTTGAACTTTAATTGGAGTTTCACTTGGTTTATTAACTGGATATCTGTTAGCAATTTCTGTTGCAAACTTTTTTAAAAATTCAAATAAACATTGTTGATTACAAAAATAATTCCAGATAGGATTATACCAATTATTTGCCTCTGTTAGCTCAAATATTTTTACCTTTCTAGTTCTTAATACTTTATTGTCGCCTGTTCCTCGTACCCTTGATTGTGTTTGATAGGTATGACAGTTTGGGTTATGACACCAATTATAATTGCTCATTTTATTTTACCTCTTTTTTTTAATAAGTTAATTAATACCAAAAGAGTCTTGCTCATGCTTATTGGTATTGGGGCGACTGTCTTAGACAGTCGCTCTAGTTTTTTATATGTGTCGTGATCTAAAGAAATATTTCTGTATTTACTAAAGTCGGTCATTAAGCGACCTCGTCAGTTAAAACTAATGGTTCTTTAAAATCATGTTGAACAATAAAATAGTTTATATGCTTACTATCTTCTAACAAAGTTAAGGCAGTTAAAAATTTATTAGCCTCGTCAACATTGTCAGTAAATTTTTCAACTCGGTATTCTGGTTGAAAACCACTGTCTTTAATTTTAAACTTTCTCATTACAAAGTATATCATGCGTTCCTTTCTGCTTTAATTGTTATTAGTTCAGTTGCCATTCTCCAACCATTCTGGTCTAAATCCCAATAGACAAAACAAACCTTTCCATTTTTAGAAATAAATGCTTTGCCTGTTGTGAAGTTGTCATCTGGTTTAGTCCAACGACCTTGCCTCTCTATAAACTTTTGATGTTTATTTGCCCAATATCTAATTGTAAATTTTTCTGGGATATCGGTTAGGTTAGTTTCTGCTAACTCTATTATATTTTCTTTTGTCATTTTTTCCTTTCTGTTATGCCCTATCCTACACTAAGTAGGATAGAGTGTCAATAGCTAAATTAAATTAATTTGCAACCTGTGATTGTTGCTCGTATAATATCCTTTCTGCTATTTTTTGTGCTTTGGTTTTAGCTTTCTTGTTCTTCATTCCTTTTATTCTATCTGCTAAATTTTTAGGATTATAAATAGTTAAGCCTGTGGAATTAACTCTAATTATTTCTGCGTCATCAATAGACAGACCAAGTTCAGTTGCAAGTTCCATAGCCTCGTCTAAATATTTATAACCTTTTAAACCAAGTTTAATCTCTTTCATTTGTTCCAAAATAGATGAAATCCATTTTTGATGAGAAATAACAAATTGTTCTTTTTGTTGTTTCCAATTAATCAAGAACTGAAATTCTTTTTCAGTACATGCGATTGATCTATCACGACAATAATTACTTCCGATTAAATCTAATTTATATCTGTCGTTCCACTCCTTGCCATAACCTTTGTTATCATCACCAAGATATTTATTGTTGTTATCGCAATATTTTGTTTTATGTGGGTTTTGATCTTTTCCCTCTTGCTCAATCAAAATATCTGGGTTGCAATCTTCTTGTGCTTTTAGTTCATCACGAAACAAAGCATAGCCATAACTATTGTCATCACGACTATAAGAAGAATTATTGTCTATATCAAGATCGCCATTTAATCTAAAGTCAAAATGTTTCTCAATATTTTTTTCTTTTGTAATAGGATTATTGTCATAATCTCTATCTTCAACAGTACCTAAATAATGAAAATGAAAGCAACTATCTTTTGCAATAGTATTTACGTTCTCAAATTTATTCTGTAAATGATATGCTTTTGCAACGTCATCATCTGTATAGTGTCGCCTTACTATTTTTTCTGCCATCTTCCAAGCATTGTCGTTTATGTCAATCTGATCTGCTTTTAGATTGTCATAGGTTTGTTTTTCAATAGTATCTTCTTGTTCCAAGTGTACTCTCATACGATTAGCAATCTTATTTCTGTACTCTTGGTTTAGTCTTATTCTGCTCATTGTGTCCTTTCTGTTATTGTTTTTTTATTTTGCATTGATTTGTTTTTAGCACTTGACATTGGGATTGTCAAGTATTATATGGGATATATATTTATTTATAAAAACTTAAATATAACATTTAAGCTAATCTGTGGTTGGCAGTACAAAAACGCAACCACAGATTGCAGAACAGAAAGGAAAAAATTTATGAATTTTAAATAACCTCTCAGTTATTTAAATGGGACATGAGTTTGCAAGCTGTTGTCTAAACCAGTTTGCAAGCGCTGATCCCAGATCCTACAATGGTGTTAACCTAACCAGTTAACTGTGGGATCTGGGATCAGTTGTTAAGTGGGTGTACACCCTGTCGCCGAGACGGCCTATGCAATGGATCTGGGATCAGTGAACAAGCTAGCAAGCTTGACAACTGATCCTATATAATATAAGATAAAAACAGAAAGGAAAAACAATTATGAGTACAAGAAGTAATATAGCAATTGAGGACCCAAAAACAAAGCAGGTTAAAGTGATATACGTTCACTCTGATGGGTATCCATATGGTGTTGGAAAATGCCTGGTTGATCATTATAATAAATATGATTTAGCCAAAGAACTATTTACAAAAGGAGATGCCAGTTACCTGGGAGATACTTTTGATGAGTGCAGCTTTTATGGAAGAGACTGGGACAGAGACGAAGAGCCAGCTAAAACTTACCGCGATGAGTGGATGTTTATGGATGCAATGAAAGGAGATATATTTATAGAATATATTTATATCTTTAAAGATAATAGATGGCACGTATCAACTCAAAAAAGTTATAAAACAAAAGATGGTTATGATCATGGAAGTTTTTGTTATTATACCAAGTTTGAACCAGTGATCGTGAACAAGGAATATATAAAATACAAAGACAAACACGAGAAACACGCAGAGGTCAAAATGGTTTCTCAAATAGGAAAATTGTTGGCTGAGAATTTTGGCGCTGATCAAGTCATGACTCAAGGCGGCAATGCAAAAAAGAAATCTAACTAATTCCAATCTGTTAGGAATGGTCCTGGCGCCTTTGGCGCCCGGGCCTATTTTTTTGGGGGGTGGGCCCACCCGTAAAGTCTCAGGCACCAAGCCGCAAGCTCTCAAGCGCTCAAGCCTTGACAGGTCCGGGGTTCTGGGATATTATAAGATTTAAAAACGAAAGGAAAAAATGTTAATTAAAGAAGCAAACAAAATAACCGGCGGCCTGAGCAAGCCAAGCAAGATGCCCGGACCGGCTTACAACCTGCCCGCGGTCGCGTGCATTACTGGCTCCAAGTTAGTCAAGATACCGGGCAGCGTGTGCGCTGGCTGTTATGCATTGAAGGGCCGCTACAGGTTTCCAAATGTTCAGGACGCATTGCAGCGAAGGTTGCAAGCGATCACCGGACCACGCTGGGTCGAAGCAATGACAACATTAATTAAACCACACAAGTTCTTTAGGTGGCACGATTCCGGGGACCTGCAGAGTCTGGAGCATTTACAAAATATTTTTAGAATATGCAGGGCAACGCCAGGGACCAGTCACTGGATGCCAACGCGCGAAGCGCAGATCCTGAAGCGTGTCAAGGTGAACGAGGTCCCGCGCAACTTGATTATCCGGATGTCTTCACACATGGTGGACCAGGGGCCCGTGAGCTTCTGGCCATGGACCAGCACAGTTGTGAAGAGTAACAAGAGCTGCCCGGCTCAGGAACAGGGGAACCAGTGCGGAAGTTGTAGACAATGCTGGGATCGTACTGTAAGAAATGTTGCATATCCCAAACACTAAAGATGGAATTTAAACACCCTAAATATTATGCAGAGCTTAGGAAGCAACGGAGGTTGCAAGCTCGCAAGCTCACAAGCGCTCAAGCTCCAGGCAGCAAGCGTCCAAGCCTTCCCTCAAAGGCTCAAGCTTCAAGCCTTCCCTCACAAGGTCCAGGATCGAAGATCCAGGGTACAAGCGTACCTTCCCCTTATCCGGGGAACAAGCAACAAGAATAAATGTATTCAAATTATGTTTCACGTGAAAGCTAATTTGGTGGGGTGAAAAGCGTATTTTGTTAACTGATGTTAACTTTAACTCTACTGTAAAAAAGTTGCCAGAAGGAGCGTAGCCCAATAGATCAGGAGTACCGAATAAAGCGCGGTTTTCCAACCTTGTCCATATAATTTTACTTTTAATTCCTTTAAGCTCACGCCACAAATCCTTCTCTAATTTGATCAAGTTAACCTCTGTGACTTAAAGCTTGCCAATTATTTTTGGTATCTTCCAAGTTCCGCCGAGTCTAACACCTTTAATATTTAAAGTATGCGTGTCTCTATCACCAATCATTCTACTTTCCAAGAGTTGAATTTCTTTAACGTCTAATTTTTCACCATTAGGCATTTCAATTTGTACTCTTGCTTGTTGTGCAACTGGAGAAACTAGAAACTTTTCTAAAAATTGCCTTAGTTCTTTCGCTTTCATAGGGGTTGATATATATCCCAGATACAGCTATATTGCAAGTATGAGTCAAGAAATTGTCAAAAAGAAGGCAGCCTATCCTACCGAGCTGACAGAAATGCAGCGTAGATTCTGTGAATATTTAATTATGAACGAGGGCAGAACAACTAGGAGAGAGGCAGCTATACACGCTGGATACAGTCCTAAATCTGCAACACAAGAAGCAGCAGGTCTTATACAGAACCCAAAAATACAAAATTATATTCTTAAAAGATCTAACGAAGTTAACAGAGCATTTACAGTCACAAAAGGTAATTATGTGAGAAGACAACAAGTATTATCACAAGCATTAGTAGACCAGGGTAAGATAGAGAAAGCTTTAGGGTTTGAGAATCTTATAGGTAAAGCAACAGGACAATTTATTGAAACACATATACACGGCAAATTAAGTGACCTATCTAAAGAAGAAAAGCTAGATAGAATAAAAAGATTGAAGTCTTTACAAGAAGAAAGACTTAAGATAACATCAGAGTAATAACTTAGTCAACTTAACAATACACCCTTTCGGGAAAACATTCCTATCAGAAAATGAAACATCTTTATCCTCATATGAAGCGAACGTCCAAACGAATTTGGAAGTTTTTTTGTATATGTATGCATGTGTTGTCATTCTGCTGCATTCGAATTTATCAAATTCTTCGACTGATGCATGACCCGCATCACCTGTTATATCAACCCACTCGATCCGATAAAAATAATACTTCGTCTTCCCGATAGTTATATGTCGATATTTAGATTTCTTATTTCTGGTCATCATACTGTATACCCTGCTCTCAGATATTTTTAAATTTAAAAATGCGAATCATATGCGCGCGTCCCTTAAAACGTTGCTATTGCTAGCTTTTTGATACTTTTGTATCTTTTGTAACCAATTGTATCCTGCTCTAAGATACAAATTTCGAAGAATAAACGTTGGTATACAACACTTCTAGAATTTGTACCAATTGTAACCACTTTTAAAAAATATTTTTTTTATTTTTTGTTTTTGTTTTAAAAAGGGTATACAAAGGATACAAATGAAATTAGCCTATGATTTACTATACTTTTTGATCATTTTTTGTATCTTGACCGCTTGGATTCTGGGTACAATTTTGATAATATTGGTCGACTTTCTTCAAAAATGCGTGTTGATGCCGTACAAACTCACGTCCCGATACTTCAAATTTCTGAAACATTAAGTCTTTACTGCACATTAGAATCACTCCAGATTGTATTTTGGTGCCGTAAACATAGTTGTGGGCCATACAATAGCCACCCAGCTGCTCGAAGTAATCTGTTATCCACTCCCTACGTTTTGGTTTATTGGTCTGTTTAAAATCTATGATCGCTTC